CCTAATAAGGAATCTAAAAAAATTGTCACGCTCTCTGCTGAAGTTGCAAAGCTCAAAGAATCAGTAACTAAATATGAGCTTCGTGACTACCTAGAATCAAAACTAGCTAAGTCTAAAAGACCCAATTCAATTACAAAAGCATTCCGTGAAGCTCTCGGGATGCCTAAGTCCAAATATCAGATTGATCAAATGTATGATCTATTCATGAAAGCGGTGGATACCAGTGCAGAGGAATTCAGCACCGATACCTCTGTTTTCTTTACTGAAAAACAATCCCGTAGGCCTGATTCAAACGAAAAGAATAATTCGTTTTCAGACTGCGTGGATTAAACTTAAAGAAAAAGGAGGCTAAAATGTCAGTAGCTAAAAATAATATCTATCGATCCGTTGCACCAAAAAGCATGTTCGAAAGCGCGTTCCCTGTGCTGAGTACTGCAGTCACGTATAACCAAGGTGATATCCTTTATTTCGACGACAGTGCTAACCTCATTAAACCAATCGCAGCATCCGGTGATGCTGCTACAGTCCTTGGTGTTGCTAGACAAACTGTAGTGAGTGGAAAAGTGGCTAGCGCATACTCAACCGCTGTAGATGCAGCTCAAGGAATTTCTGATGTGGCAGGACCTGTTTATGGAGTCGTCGCATTTTTTACACTCAAAACATCAGATGCATTTAACCCAGGTGATAAAGTTTACCCGGTTACAACCGATCCACAAATAGTCACATCTACAGACCCCGGCAATGCTCTACACATAGGTATATTTCAAGATAAGGCCGTAGCATCTGCAGCTGCAGGCCAGACCGGGAATGTGCTAGTTGGATGCCGATTCGGTTTAGGTTCAGGCGATATACAATATTAATAATAAGGATAAACAATGCTAACTCTATCTGAAATTAAAAAAATGTCTGAGAGTAATGCGTGGACTAATTCACGTAATAAAACAGTGTTAGTAAATGAAGCTAAAGAGGAAAATACAAAACGCATTGAGAAAAATCTTTGGGAGTCTAAAGAAATAAAATACATGCGTGAGAGTTTTAAGAGAAAACAGGGAATTGATTTCGCAGATAAAAATGCGTTCCCTGTTCATGAAGACTCATTTAATTGGAACAAGGTCGCTCAAAAATGCGGGTGTCCATCGGTTGATGTCGCATTCCAAGAGGCAGATTCATCTAGCTCATTCGTTCAGGTACTTCGAGCCGGTGTTCAGACGTTAGTGAATTCGAGTTATCAGACCGTACCCACAACGTTTGAATCGTGGACTAAAACTGTAAATAGTACAAAACGTGAGGAACTCTATGCACCACTGCATGGGTTATCATTTTTAAGCGAGGTTGGATCCCAGGAATTATATCCAGAGAGTAGAGCAGCTGGGTTAGATATTAAATTGATCAATCGTAAATATGGTGTGATCTATCCAATCGAAAAGGGACTTCTAGAGGATGACCAAACGGGACAATTTGCTCAGCAAGCTAGTCTCCTTGGTGAGTACGCAAAGCTGGCGCTTGAGGCAATGACCTATGCGAAACTAGCCGGGGTGTTTACAGGCGGTGCAGTTGCTAACTATTCAACCCTAAGCATTCCAAATACTGAAACTAAACCGTCGACCGAGACTAACTACCCGTGGAGTACATCGTTAGTGGGGGGTGGTGCTAATCGACCCAGCTCGTACACCATTCTGACTCAAGCAGCGGTACAGGCTTCGTTCATCGGGCTCATGAATCAGAAAAATCTCTTAGGGTTAAAAATGAGTGTAGACCCTAACCGATTGATCATAGGGCCAGCATTTAGATTCGATGCAGCTGTATTACTGAACTCCTCATTCTATCCCTCTAATTCAGTAACGGGTACTGCAGGTACTACGGGGAATAGTTTTGCAATCAATCCCATCGAATCAATTGCAGCTCTAACCGTGACTCGTTTCATGTTTAAGAATGACGCTACAGTCGATGGAACCTCGAAAGCCTGGTACCTAGTTGATGATAAAAAGCCATGGTTTATTACGCAAATCAGGCAGGCCGCTTTAATAGAACAAGAATCCCCAACTGCTGGGGAATCATTTAACCGAGATATTATTAGATTCAAACTCTCATTGAGGGCAAACGCTGATCACATTGATCCACGATTTGCTTGGCAAGGGAACGATGGTTCAGTAACGAGTTAAATATTTGATTCTTTTGTTTACATGTTTTTTGATAACCGTGTTATTCAGTGTTTAATAAGAGATGAATTCGACTGAATGAATTCCTCTTCGTTTAAATTCTCATTCTGGTCTAAAGTCAGTCTGCATGGATTAAATCTGGTTATCCATGCAGACTGAACCCAAAAAACCAAAAGCGAGAATCATAAATGGATAAAATAATAATAGCGCCACAAGCGTCATTAGAAACACGGAAAGTTGAGATTAAAGAACATGGCAACAAAAAAGAAAACAAAGAAGACCAAAAAAACTCTAAAGAAGTAATCAATCGGTGCGAGCTGAGACAGAAATTCACGAATCTAGCGGATCAGCTCGCACAATCTCACTACACATGCCGTAACTGTAAATTCCCCGGATCAGAGCAAATCTATACCGACCCACTCCAGTCGAGCATGAAATTTGTAACTAAATTTTATGCAAATGCTAAGGGAGGTCCCCTCTATGTCGATGAGCCCATGACTGAAAAACAGATGCTCGAGGCATACGAGCGACACAAAGTAATGTTGAAACTGAATCTGAGACACATTGTAATAGAAAAAGATTCAACCTTAGAAGACTTATACGAAGACTTAGAAACGCAGCGGGTTAAAAAAAATGGCTTGGACAACGGCAATTCAAAATCTAAGAACTCAGCTAAGTGACGGTCCTACAGACCGATATCATTTTAGAAAACGATGTTTTGGCGAAGTGAACGGGACTAACAAAACATTCAAAACGTTTGAGTTTAGGAGAGTCACTAATTTCAGTACAACCGTAGGTGTGTCTGTGAACGGTACTCAACTCGCTACCAGTGCAATTACATCAGACGATCCAGCTACTGGAATTTTTGTAGTTACTACCGCTCCTACCGACGGTTCTGTTGTTGAGGCGAGTTACTATACCCAGTGGTTTTTAGATTCTGAGCTCCAGATGTTTTTGGAGACTGCGGCTCTTTGGGTACAATCTAGTACCGATTTTACGTTGATACCAAGCGGTCTAATCCCGTGCACTCTCAAGTACTCATCCGCTGAAGCGTATTTAAAACTCGCTATTCGTTGGAAGGATTACGCTTCATCCACTTATAAACTACACGATGATCCAAATGAGGAGGCCGACGCTAAAACAACGTCATTTATGGACATGAGTAAAACATTTAGAGAAGAGGCGCTTAAATCTCGAGATGAGTTCTACAAGCGTCAAGGTCGTTCACTGCAACCCCTATTCGGTACTGTGAAGGGAAACGTTCGTCAAATGCCCTAGAGAGTAGGATTAATGTCAGGACTGAAAATCAAAAAAAATGACATTAAAACTAGATTAGATGGAATGGTTACACGTTCCAGGGGTGCTAAAGCTGGGTTAGAGCGAGTTGTTTATCCGTTGTATCATTAAACTCTAAATACTCCCAACAAAAATTAAAACGTTTTAGATCTTATCCCGGTGGCGGTAGGAAAATGTTAATAGCTACCAGTTTTCTTGCTGGATCAGTAATAGGTCCAGGGGCTCATCCTTTCCATGGAACTAAACAGCATAGAAAAATATTTAGCGACCGTTCAATGAAAATATATGTAGAAGAGTCTGGCCTGAATGATGAAGGAAAAGATTTCACGTATGCTCACAAAGTAGCAGAAATCAGACCTTTCATGACATTCAGTACTGAGCATATTAAAGAAATGAAAAATGCTGTGAGGTCATTCATTTTAAGAGGCTAAATCATGGCTAGTTATAGACTCGCCGAGATTGCAGTAAATTTAATTGAAGCTCAAATAAAATCTAAAATATCGACCGCCTTAAGCGACGTAAGAACGCAACGAGCTGATCCAATCGTTACAACCGAAATACCACAGGAATATTTTATCTATGAAGAAGCTGAGGCACTCAGAACTCCGAGTGTATTTACGATTATTCAGAGCCAAGATTTCAGGAATGAGGTCAAAGGTGCTAATCACATTAACGCTAGCAATACGGTCCTTGTCGCAGTGGTTATCGAGGACCGGGTAAAGCGCCTCGCTACAATAAAGGCATGGCGTTATCAATCCGCCCTCGTTCAATGTTTGCATCTCGTATCTTTGACAAGTACAGATAGCGCGGTTAGGCTTTTCGTACGTGTAAGGGAATGCAATTTTAGCGGAATTCTACCTATGAATGACGTGTCAACTAATGACACCGTTTTTAGAAAAGAAGTCAGCTTAATGTTAGACGTAGATCACATCGAAAATCTTGAATAGGGGGCTCTAAATGCCGTTGAGTACAGCTACAGTAAATCCAAGCGTAATGCAAATTAGTCCCTCTAGACTCACGTTTAAAGGAGTTGATTTAGGCGGTACATTAGGAAACGTTTCTGTAAAAATAGAAACCTCTCAATCACCGATAAAAGCTGACCAACTAGGAACTACTGAGTTAGATCATTTCGTGTCTGGGCATAAAGCAACTATTGAAACTGAAATTGCGCAAACTTTAGACAAATCAAATTGGAATGTAGTATTCCCTTGCCATAAATTAATAACGAGTGGTGGAAACCAGAGTTTTTATTTTGATTCATCAATCGGGACTTCTTTGAAATCTCTAGGAGGTCCTTTAATCATTCATCCCCTCTCACACGCAAATAACGATTTATCAGCTGATGTAATGATATACATCGCTACGGCAATGCCGAAATCAGATGTTGTATTTTCTCCAACTGAACAACAAAAATTAAAAGTTGTATTCAATGCCTACCTTGATTTTACAACGAACCCTCCTAGATATTTATTCTATGGTGATCCAAGCGTCGGAGCAGTGAATGCTAGTGCAGCTGCAGCTGTAGCAGGGGGTGGGAACGTAGGCGGTGATACCGTCGGAACTATCTCAGCATTCCCAACCTCTAAAACTGAAACTATTACTATAACCTGTGTTCATCCCGGTACTACAGGGGTGGGCCTATTTAGTGTGACTGGTTCAGTCTCAGGTGCTCAGGGGATTGCAACCGTAGGAACCCAATTCACGTCTAACTATATATCGTTTTTAATCACAGACGGAACCCCGGATGCAACTGCAGGGGATACGTATACCATTGCTGTAACTGGCCCCAACTATCTCTAAGCGGTGAGAGTATGGAGACTAAACTCAAACCCGCACGGACGTTTTCAGAGCCTAGAATCAAAATCATAACTGATTTAGATGCATTAGTATCGAATAGTATCGGTGTTAAACTAGGCGGGAAAGTCTACCGAATAAACCCAGTGGATACTGAAACGTTCATGAAATTGAGTGCAAATCTATCTGCTATTCAGAAAATTCTTGATAAGAGAGAAAAAGGCGAGGAAATTTTCGATGCCGAGGTTTATGAGGTCTATACCGATTTCATACAATCGGTTTGCCCTGATATAACTCTATCTGTTTTAAAATCATGTACACTCGCTCAAATAAATGCCCTCGTTGTGACCATTACTAAACACATGATGGGCGGTACTCAAAACGAGATGCAGTCTGACGAAGTGACTGATACCGGAGAAAAAAAAAAGTCCGTGAAACTATAACTATAAATCTAATACCAGTCATTTCCCATCTCATGCATTGGTACGGTCTTAGTTATCAAGATATTTTAAAACTACCTATTCGAACTACATTTGTTTTCTACTATGAGGGGCTTAGGATGGAAGCAGGCTCATATAGAGAACTGCTCGATATATCTGCAGTCCCTATGCAACCGCTAAAATACTATGAATTTTTACGAGCTAAATATAACGCTGTAATAGAGCCTAAGATAAAAGAGTTACCGTCTACACCCTCTCTACCAAAACATTCAGACACATTTAACGACACAGACATATTGACTAATCAAAATGTAGGACTATCCGGTGAGGAGATGAAAGATCATTTATTTTCGATCTTTTATAATCTAAAGAGGTCTCAAGGCTATGGCTGATGAGGAATTACTATCATTTAGATTAGACCTAGACTCTATTGATTTTGTCGATAAAGCTGAAAAAGCTATAGATAAAGTTAAAGAATTGGGGGAAGAACATCACTTAAAGGGCCTTTTGTCAGGGTTAGAGAAAATAGCACCGATACTAGGGGGTGCTATGGCTATTATATTCTCATTTAAAGAGTCGTTAGATTTAACCCTAGAAGCTGAAGGTATTCAGAAAATAAATAAACAGTTTGAAATTCTCACTAAACAAGCTGGAGTAAATACAGATGTATTAAAAGCTGGTTTAGATGAAGTCGGGCTAGGTCTTGTTGATAACACAGACCTAATGCAAACTGCTAATAAAGCGTTAGTATCATTAGGTTCTGCTGGTGATCAAATACCAAAAATAATGGAGATCGCCAGGAAGGCAAGCCAAGTTTATGGCGGCGATACCATAAGTGTATTTAATGATATTATTAGAGCAGTAGAAGGTGGCAATACCCGTATATTAAAACAGTACGGCCTTTACTTCGACGCTGAAAAAGCAGTTAAAAGTTTTGCAAAAGAACAAAATTTAGCTGTAGACAGTATCAACTTAGCTGGCAAACAACAAGCCATTCTAAATGGTTTACTAGAAGCTGGGCAGACTAGACTAAAGGGAATAGATGTTGATTTAACTACCGCTACCTCTAACATGCAGTTGTTAAAAACAACCATGAATGAGTTTGGTGAGGTCACCGCTTTAACATTTGATAAAATATTTGGGAATGCAGTTAGAGCTAGTTTGACGGGCTTAAATTCATTAGCTAGTGCGATGAAGGAAACTCTTGTCATTACGCTTGGAAGTGATGCAGATAGTGCTTCCGAGAAAATGAATATTGTTAAAAAGCAAATTAGAGAAACAACTAAAGAGTTTGAGGAATTACAAAAGAAGGCCGATTTTTTTGGAAAAGACGATTTAGTTGCTAAAACATCGTCTAGATTAATATCATTGAAAATGCAACTTGATGCCATGGAGGAAGCTGAAAAAGCCGCCATGACTGCTAGTGAAAAAGCAGAGTTAGCCGCTAAAGAAAAAATTAAAACTGATCAAGAAGCTGCAACAGTATCTAAGAAAAAGTATGAAGACGATGCGCTAAAAGCAAAAGCTAAATTAGCATATGAAAAAGAACTTATAAATATTAATAAAGAATCTATCGCTGCAAGTATAGCAGGGGTTAAAAAACTTTCAGACATAGACACAATAGCAACAAAACAAAAAACACTTAATGCTACTGAATATAAGAATAAAAGAGCCGCTCTTGAACAAGCTACATTTGCAGATGGTAAACAGAAAACACAATTACTAGCTCAATTAGATATTGCGTATAAAGAAGGCGAAACGGCTAGAGATAAGGCATTATATGAACAGAAAAAGAAGGCACTAGACGCCTATGTAAATAACTCTACAAATGCATTTGAGGGTATCACTAGAGCAGCTGAATCTATGGGTATCCAAGCCACACATGACATGCAAGAGTTTGGAAAATTTGGTACTATTGCCATGACCTCTCTTCAGAATCATACTCAATCCGCATTTGAAACTATGGGCGATTCTATAGCCAAGGGCGCTGATATTGCTACAGCTGCAGCTGATGCGATGAAATCAGTATTTCTAAATATGATTGCTGACTATGCAGAGGCATGGGCGAAAGTTCTGATTGCTCAAGGAATCGGATCTTGGAACCCAATCGCTATTGCTCAGGGTGTAGGATTATTTGCTATAGCAGGTGCATTAAGAGGGCTAGCTGGGGGGACTGGGACTACCGCCGCCGGTGCTGTAGGAGGCGGTGTTGGAACCTCTGGTGGGGTAGGGGTCCCTGTTACAATTACATCTAGCTCAGCTGAATTTAATCCAGCAATACATGCAGCGGCTTCTGCAGGTGCTGCTATTGCTATAGACAAAATGAAGGAAACAAAATCAGAGGTTGAACCAACTATAACTGGACCCGCAACTTCAACTGAAATTGCACAAGCTGCTATTGCTCAACAAGAAGTTCTCCCTAGCAATACCGCTACCCCTGACATGCAACAAAACCCAACTCTTTCCAGATCCGTAGTTGTGAACATCGCTGGCAATCTATTTAACACCTCGGAGACCCAACGGACAATAGTCGAACTCATTAGACAGGAAACCGATGCTACTGATTTCACGTATAACAAAATTGGGGTTAAATAATGGCGCTTAGTGCTCAAAGTTTATTCGTTTACGGTATTCAGATTACTCCGCTGAATGGTAGTATTGATTTTAAAATATCAGGTGGGGGTAGTGAACTCCATGCGCAGTTAACAGCTGGGTTTTATTCAGTGGGTGAGTTAGCTACAGAGATATCTGTAGCTATGACTGCAGCGGATCCAACTCATATATATACTGTAACTGTACTAAGAAATATTTCAGGTGGTACACAAAATAGAATCAAGATCCAAACGGATGGATCATTTTTATCTATACTATTTGGGAGTGGTACTAACGTATCTAATAGTGTTGCCTCAATCGCCGGTTTCAATCAGAGTGATTATACAGGTTCAACAAACTATACATCGAGTAGTACTGCCGGAACGTCGTTTTTGCCGGATTATATAGGATACAATTATACTGACGATATCAATACGGCTAAAGTGTTTGGTGCTGTAAATGTATCCGCATCCGGTGTTAAAGAATCTATTACATTTAATATTCAAAAATTTATAACAGTAAATTTCATGTATGAGACTAAAACAAGATTGCAACTAATATGGTACCCGTTTTTTATTTGGTCTATTCAGCAACGACCGTTTGAATTCACCCCTGAAGTTAGTTTTCCAGATACTGTATATAATGTGACTCTTGAGAACACTACGTACGATGGCAGGGGGTTGGGGTTTCAAATGTCTGAGATGCTACCTAATTTTCCAAATAGATATCAGACCGGGTTAATGAAATTTCGAATCGTACTATCGGCGTCTCAGTTTGTAACGAGCGTTTGAATGGAGGTATATCATGGGAGTGGTTGACGGACAGGCGGTTAGTGCAACGGTAACTAACCCAGCGTTCATTAATAAAAATACTAATGACACCATGGCAAATATACTCTCATTTGCTCGGGCACTATCTGGGGCAACTATTTCTGACATTCAAGCAGCGGTTAATAAACTCTACACTGCAACCGGTGCGAGTGAATCGGCAACTGGGACACTATACAATGCTACAGCATCAACTATTATAAATGGTGATTCTCATTTAACTGCATTAACAGAACTGGCAAATAAATTTGATCCGAGTACAGGTCATAAACACACAGGGGCAGCGGGGGACGGGACTCCTGTAAATGCTGTAAATATTGCTGCAGTCCCTCTGCTCGGATACATACAACTCGGTTCTCAAATTAGTTCAGCTACTGGAACTAGTACAGATATCACGTCGTTAATGAGTGGAAAATCTGCTTCAACTAACTCCACAACCCCCGGTGTATCAACCACATCCCCCAACAACAAAGTGAATCTATTTTATATCTCGGGCGTAAACGGTGGGCAAGACATTGTGGATGCAAATGGGAATCTGGTCTATGGGCGTGTAACGTTTTCCGCTGGCACCTGGACCTTGAGTTACTATTCACTCGTTTCCTCGACCGAGACTGCATATTCATTTAGTGGTTCCCCTAACCTCAAATGGTACTACCAGGAATTATTTAACCCGTTATCGGCTCCATCTGTTTATGCAGAGGAGTTGCAACTCAAGTCATCTAATTCTACTTCTAATATAATCCAAGCGACTAGCAGTTTATACGGTAAAACAATTTTATCTACAGGAACCCCAACAGATATCGCATCCAGTGGTTCTGCGGGAACTGCAAATGGTACCGTTTCAAATTCAGATCACACACATAAAGGGGTTAGATCTATCGATGCAGGTGGGGGACAAGCATTTGGTGATATCACACTAGCCGCGAGTGGAGGATTTGTCTGGACTGATACGGGGGCTACTAAAACGGGGTATGCACCGCCTCTCGCTACGTTCAATCCAAATCCTGTAGCTGCAACCGTATCCTTAGGGACATCGTTAAAATCCGCTAAAGAAGACCATGTACATGTAGGGCTCCATTCATTCTCATTGCTCAGTCAAACGGCATTAGTTGGAGACGCTACCATTAGCGCAACGAATGGTATTCAGGGCATTCAGACTGGCCAGAATGTAGCGTTATCAACCGTACTGACAACCAAGGGTGATTTGATGGTTGGGAATGGATCTAATACCTCGTCACGTTTAGGTGTTGGTTCTAATAACCAAATGCTTCGGGCAAACTCTGCACAATCGACAGGTCTTGAATGGGCAACGGTCATTCAAACGATCGCAGCTAGCGGACAAACTGCACTGACAGGCGATGTAACTCTTAGTGCAACAAAAGGCCTCACTGCTACTCAGGTTTCACAGAACATCGAGTTCAGTACTCCCATCACAACCAAGGGCGACCTCATGGTTGGATCTGGAACTAATACCGCTAATAGATTAGGGGTTGGATCTAATAATCAAATGCTCCGAGCAAACTCTGCTCAATCGCTAGGCGTTGAATGGGCGGCCATGATTCAAACGATTGCAGCGAGTGGACAAACTGCATTAACCGGTGATGTAACTCTCAGCGCGACTAAGGGTTTAACTGCAACCCAAAGTTCACAAAATATTGAATTCAGTACACCGATCACAACCAAGGGTGATTTGATGGTTGGGAATGGATCTAATACCGCGGATAGACTAGCGGTTGGATCTAACGGTCAATATCTAGTTGCCGATTCTACTCAATCAACAGGTATTAAATGGGCAACTAGTGAGGTAATAGCAGCTAGATATACATCTACAGCGGGGCAAACTATTGTTAATAATACAACGTTTGCTATCGTCGATTTCGAAACTCAAACATATGACACTGCTAGCGCGGTGACCACGGGAGCCTCTTGGAAATTCACGGCACCTATTACAGCTAGATATAATTGCAAGGCCTGTATAAATGTCCAGAATTTCACTCCAGCGGTTGGGGAGTTCGATATAAGACTTTTTAAAAATGGATCTCAGGTATCTAATTTCGCGCAACCTATAGGTGGTGCAGTAGTGAGTACGAGTATCAATGATGACATTCTATTAACAGCGGGTGATTATATAGATTTCAGAGCATTCCAGAATAACGGTACTAATAAAGCACTACACACTAATGCAGTAAATGTTTACTGTTCTATCCATAAAATAGGAGACTAATGGCGAGTTTTGGAAACTATCCAGATAAATATTTGCTCTTCAACTCACAGGCGTCTAAAAACGTTTCACTGTTAATGCAGATTGAGGGTGTATCAGATATTTACGGGATTGGTGCTACATACAAAACAGTTCGATACGGTGATGCGGGTTTAGTATATGGGCTCCCAGGCTTAGTTTATGGTGCTCTAAAACTAATCAATAATGTAAAACCGTATATCGTACTAGATACCGGTCTAACCATTTCTCAAAAAATAGAACCTGAACAGGGGAAGGGAAATATTGGGACTATTAATATTACTCTCATTGACAAGAACGGAGAGGTATCTCAGGTCATAGCACCGGGTATAGTTGTAGATGAAATCATGATGAGTAAAGAGGTTAGGCTCTATTTAGGATTTACTCAGACTAGTTTCCCAGTTGATTATTTACTCATTTACCGAGGTTATATTTCACAGATAGTATGCCCTCCAGGACTAGTTAAATTTCAGATATCAGATGGAACGACTAAAAAAAGGCAACCCATCTGTAATACCCCAACCGTGTCCATCACTACCGATATTGATAACATAGATACGCTCCTCCACGTGAACGGCCATATCGGGTTTCATAAACCTATACTAGGTCCGGATGGAAACTATGACCCAACTGTTACAACTTACATTCATGTGAATGAGGAATGGATGAAAGTTGTAGACTACCCGGCCTACAACCGAATTGAAATGGTTAGAGCAAGTCTTGATACGATAGCAGTAAATCATGAACATGGCACTGAGGTCCATAACGCTATCCAATTCGGTGATATTTTTACAGGTATTCATTTCATAGACCTCATTCTAAAAATTCTTTTATCCGGGTGGAATGGGCCTTGTGAGACGGATGTATCAATTGATTCATTCGGATTTAATCCTAAACTATCTGTTAATGATACGAGTGTTTTTGTATTAAAAACATTAGATGCATTTGAGGACCTAGGATTAACCGAGGGTGATTATTTTTATATTACAGGGGCTACTAACCCGGCTAACAATTTAAGTGGACGTATCACTAATATTCAAATAAATGACCCAACTGTTTATCCAAAAAACGTAATTATATTTACTAACCAAACGTTCACTCTTGAATTGACTAGCAGTGCTCTGACTTCATTCAGGTCTCAGTACGATACATTACCGATCACGGCGGGTGCTAAATGTAGGATGAGAGATGTAGACGTTTCAACATTTCAACTCATAAAAGCCAATTATTTTAATACTGGTAATTCTAATATCTCCATTTTTTATTCAGCTGCAATACAAGCAAAAGACGCAATTGATACGGATATATCACTCCCGATGGGATGTTATGGCGTCTCACGATTTGGACGTATCTCAATGTCGATTGCAAAGCCTCCATTACCAGGCATTGGGAAACTAGTTACATTAGACAAAGACACAGTCATTGACCCTCAAAATATTTCTATTACTCGGTCTACTAACTCAAGAACATTTTTCAATCTCATTTCATTCCAGTTTGATAAAAAACCCGGTACTGATAATTATAGTACTATTCAGTATTTTCTAGATACCGATTCACTCAATAATTTTAACCAATTAAATATTCTTCCGATCAATGCTCCAGGTATTAGAACAGATAGCCTAGGTGGAGCTAACATTATTAACCAGAGGTCAACTGCACTTTTAAGGCGATATAAAAACTGTGCAATCGTAATTGATGTAACTGTTCAGTGGAGTGTCGGCTCACTCATTGAGGTCTCAGATATTGTACTACTCAATGATAACGGTGATCTGAAAATAATGAATTTCGAAACTGGGAAACGTAACCTAGGTTCTCAAATGTTTGAGGTTACCGATAGAACATTTAATGTTTCAGCTGGAAATGTGAAACTAAAACTATTAGGCGGTCTAGGATTTAATGTAAATGCTCGGTATGGTCTTTACTCACCCTCTACAATACTCAATGCAGGATGTACAACAACGAGTATGAGAGTAACCCCCAGTTTTGGACAATCGGATATCACAAATGAGCTAACAAAATGGACCCCATTTATTGGATTAGATGTAAATGTTCACTCATACGATTACAGTGTTCAGGGGACTGCAACGATCGTTGGGATTGACCCGAGTGATCCGACTGCTATTCAAGTTACACCGGCCCTCAGTTTTACACCGGGATCTGGATACATCATGGATATCGTACCGTATCCGAGTGATGTAAACCCACTCACAGATAACCTCTACAAAACTCTCTATGCTCATTATTCACCGACGGTAGCAATAACATCAGGGGTATCTGGAACTCAGTTTAATATTAATATATCAGACGCATCCAAATTCATTCCGGACAATTACATTTATGTTAGAGCGACCGATTACAACACAACGAGTAATGAAGTTAAAATTGTTAGCATTGCAGGAACGCTTGTCACGTGTGACGATTTAGGATTAACTCCAGACAGTACTTATTTTGTCGAGGGGTTAGGGTTTAATGATCATTTAGGGTACTACAGGTATGATTAGGGGGAACTAGTGGCAGATGTAGCAGATAGCTCACAACCAATTCAACAACCTAGTATTCAGTTCAACCAAGCGGTGAGTGAGGCATCGATTACTGCGATCGCAGCTCTCACTAACTATCTCAGACATATTGTATTACCCCTAGGTTCGATAGTTCATTCAATGTTAGATGAGACTACGTTTAATACTCAGTGCCTCAATCCAGGTACTAATTCCCACGCTAACACGTGGGTGATCGCTGATGGACGGAATGTAGCAGGTAGCGGTTACGCAACTCTGACAGGTAGCTCTACAATCCCAGATTTAAGAGGGATATTTTTACGTAGTAAAAATGGAGCTAGATCAACTGGCACTGGTAACCCAGACGGTGATTTAGCAGTGGGGACCTACACGGCAGATCGGTTTTTATCTCATACTCATACGATCACAGACCCAGGGCATACTCATACAGTTACAGACCCGAGCCATAATCACGGTATTACAGACCCAACACACGTTCATGCTGTAAACAATAACCCTCATTCACACACATTCAGTCCGATTGGTCATCAACATGGTATTCAAACTATTTATATAGATCCGTACTCTACAGGACCGGATTCTGGGTATCTCACTGGCGGTGATGGTTATAATATACCCGGAGGAGTAACTGAATATGCAACCGGTCCAGGAAACGTAAATTCAACTGCTACTACTATCTCTATGAACCCAACCAATACGGCCATTACTATAAACACGGGGTTGACCGGGATAACAATTGTATCTCAAATTACAGGGATAACTAACGATACGACCGGATCGAGTGAAACAGCACCTAGGAATGTTACAGTAAATATTTTCATTCGTATCAATTAGAGGGGAATAATATGAGTAATTTACTTTCTACAGATCTAAACCAACTAGACCAATCTATAAAAACAGGTATAGGAAATAATTTTCACGATGGTGCAGGAAACCCTATTAGCTCTACACTCCATGGAACTGACCGAGGGATAAATGTTTCACTCAATAAAGGCTCTCAACTTGATGGCTACGGGCGGTTAAGAGCCGTATCCCCTGAAATTATTTTCGGTCTTTATTTCTCACACGGTATCCATCCCCTGTATTTTAATAGCTCCTCATCTGGTACTGGCACTGCTACATATAACGCAACAACCGGGACATTAGATCTAGCCGTGGGTACAGCATCTGGGGATAGTATTATTTATCAAACTAGGAAAAGAATTCCATACAGCCCAGGGGATGCTCATACTATTTTTGCGACGGGAAATATTGGAGCTAAAAAAACAAATGTTAGAAAACGATTTGGACTATTCGATGCTTTAGACGGTCCATACTGGGAACAAACCGGAACCGACATAGCAGTAGTTCAAAGAACATCCTCAAGTGGATCCGCTGTAAATACTAGAGTTGCACAAGCAAACTGGAACCTCGATAAATTAGATGGAACCGGTGCAAGCGGAGTCACATTAAGTGAGGCTAATCACCAAGGTTTTATCATTGAGTACGTTTGGCAGGGGACCGGGACTGTACGCATGGGAATTATTTTAGACGATGGGATTGTTTATTGTCATCGATTTCTAAATGCGAATAGCCTCGCACTTCCCTACTGCCTCACTCCTCAACTCCCAGTCCGTTTTGAAATGACGAATACAGGTGTCTCGGCTAGTGCAACTACAATGAAAATGGTGTGTGCTACGGTCCTAAAAGAGGGTGGGGGGATCGCCTCAACTGCACCGTATTCATTCGGAGCTACTCGCGGGAGAACATCAGTAACCGCGGGGACTACAGAAATACCCCTCATTAGTATTCAACCTAAAACAACATTCAATGGTGTAGCTAATCGAATTCCGATCATACCTAGACAGTTAGATATTAGTAGTGCGAGTGTTGCTGTAATCGTAAGAGGCTATCTAAATGCTACACTAACCTCGCCAACATTCAATGCAGCACCTGCATCTAATAGCGCTACTAATTTCGATATCGCGGCCTCGGCATTGACGGGCGGTTCTTTGATATATGAGTCTCAAGTCGATTCATCGGCCGGAGGTTCACTCGATTTGAGTTGTATCAGAGGAATTGCAAATCTTGGATTTGATGTTGCCGGTACTACGGGTGATATATTCACGGTCACTGTACAAAGTACCGCTGGAAATACGGCTACGTTCGGTGGCCTAACTTGGGATGAGTATCAGTGATCTATACTGAATCTCAATTCGATAGTATCATTGTACAAAAGGCCAGGATCTATCGAATTGATTCAGACTGGATACGAGCTATTATTAGTCAAGAGAGCGCTTGGAACCCGTGGGCCGTGAGATACGAGCCGGATTACAACTATCTATGTACTCCGGTAAAATTCATCAGAGGGACAAACAGTACACTATCGACTGAAATATCGAATCAGAAAATGAGCTGGGGGTTAGGACAGGTCATGGGTGCGCTTGCTAGACAGCAGGGGTTTTTAGGCATTCTAACAGAGCTACTGAAACCAGATCTAAACATAGAGCACATGTGCAAATATATCGCGTTACTCAAGGGCTACACGCAAGAGGAAGAGGCTATATTTGCCGGGTATAATGGTGGATTGAGTGCGATGAAAAAACGAGATACTAGTTACTATAATCAAAAATATGTAGACCGGGTTATGGTATCTCTAAAATTATATCGAACAAAAAAAGACTAAAAAAAAGCCAGGATCAGATTGCTCCTTTCCTAGCTTAGTTTGATTTGAAGTATGTACACGCTCAAATCGTGAGACATTAGATGTACACCGAATGCCTCTGGCCCCCTGATACGCCGTCAGGGAGCGTGAAGATGTATAAACCATATTAATTTCAGTAGGTCAAATTGTAGTTCTAAAAAAAAGAGACCCCGGTAGGCATAACTTACTAAGGTCTCTATTTTTGGTTTTGCTAGTTACTCTTTTTATCGAGACGAGGTTTGCCACACGGGAGTGTTTTCGGCAACTTATTTTGGTGACAGCTCCCACCACTAAATTTTAGTGGGGGCTTCTAGGGACTGGATACCCACAGACTCCCGTCCGAGTCTGGTTTTTAGGAACAAAACTTTTATGAGGAGAATCTAATGCTTGGTTATCGCGAATTCTCATCAGCTCATACATAGTAGGAGAAATGTTTATATGCTAAAATTATGGAATAGTGGACAAAAAAATGGGGAGGCGAAAAAATCGACTCCCCTGCTCCTACTATGTATGAGCTGTGACGGTTCTGGCCTAGACCAGCTTCTAAGGACTGCCGCCCCAGTCGCATATATTCGTATAGCCGCTGTGGGAGCCAAACTCAAGACAAAACCAGTCATTCATCTCACCTCCTGATTCTAACGAATCTAGGAGGGAGAATTCTGCCGGAGATTGTTAAAGGACCAATCGTGCGCTAGCAGGATGCTCAAGCCACGGTTTAGGGGCTAGAATGGTCTGGCGGCCTCCCACAACGATCGAATTTAGATAGAACCAGCAAGGCGAGATTCGCTCTAGGGGTGTACTGAGCACACGACTTTTTTTTTAGATTCGTGTGTTGATTCCTTCCCTAGAGATAGCCGAGTGGGGGTTAGCCAATAGGCGCTATCGACCACAAGCCCAAAGAAGGGTAGGTAGGGGATTGTATTCGTTTGTCAGTCAATGACTGTCAATCAGGTGGTAGGCCAAGGTTAATCATTAAGCCAAAAGCTGACCCTTCTGAACCTCAGAAAGAGGGAGGTCAAGATGCTGGACAAATTAACTTTGACCTCCCCTGAAATAATCTCCCTCAAAGAAGCTAGCAACAACTTAAAGGGTTCATTCAGCTAACTTGCACACTTACACAATTGTGTAAGAAAATGAAAAATATCTTTTTACAAAATCCCCGGGAAATATACGTAGTTTTCTCAATTGGTTACCCAGTGGTTACTTAGCGATTGTAGGGAGCGCTTGTGTCAACCTGCTGTAAAGAGACAAATTAGTGACAAAATAGCCTGCCAATTTGTCATCCAATTTCTTCGCGGCGGAAACCTCGAGACTTTAGTCCGAGGATGAGCCGCGTCCTTTCTTAAAATGTTGTGCGGTGGAAATCCAAGTCTCTGCTAGACCCAGCCGGAGCCGCACGACCCCGGTCCGTCAAGATTGCCTCAGAGACAAATACTAAATCTACGCTTCCACGCATTTGGTCCACGTATTGAGTATTTCTTGCTGAGACACCAAGTTGTGCGTATCTGTGGCTTTTAAGGTATTCCACAGAATCCGACTTCCTCTCGAACAGATATCCAGAGGTTTTAGCGACACAAGCACTATCCACTACCACTTTAGGATTATTTAGCCGGTGTCCGTAGAGCTGGGGACTGAGGTGACATCCCAAGGTACCTATTTCTCTAGTATCGTTTACAGACAATCTTTTCTCCTTTCTGTCAGTGTTCTGGTCAACAGAGCTTTTGTTTCCTTCAAGCTCCTCCCTTTAGGGAGGTGTAGTTGACACAATTTATTATATTTCCTTTCGTGTGGATCGATCCATATCAATTTTACTTTAGACCAATTTTCTCCACACCTTTGCCAACGCATATGCCCTGCAACCTGACAACCATCTACAATATATTTCATGCAATGGAAATTTTTATAGACAAAATCAACCGGTAATAACGTTTCATTTATTATTTTGTTTTGTCTAGCCAACTCTTTTTTTGATTTTCGAGATGTATGTATTGGTGGTGCTAGCTCGATATGAGGCTCTGATGAATTCACATAAATGAGAGTGTTTACGATCACGTTGAGTGCATCATTGTGCCATTGGCTACTCTGATTTTTGTATGGTTTTGTGGACAGGTTTAACGATAATATTGGACCAACGAGCTGGATATATTCTGGTTCGATAGAAGCAGATATAAAACTACATAATAATACATCATCACCATTTTTTTGGTATAATTTCCTAGATAGGACTTTCTCAGAATTACCTATATAAATATAGGCTCCTGTCAAGTAAGTTCCATCATCTGTGGCTATAAGATTTTTAGGTAGAGAAATATAACAAATAGTTTTTATTGGTATCAGTCCTACTGGTATATGGCCTCTAATATTTTTAAATGTTGTTGCTAGCTCACTGCCTAACCTATATATTTTTTTATTTGAAGTTTTAAATTTATGGCATAAATACAAATGTACTACGTTTGAATAAAGATACTCACCCTCATCAAAATGGTTTTTTACTATTTCTATATCCTGATTATAAAAAAGTTCCTCATCGACTATTTTAGTGTGAGGCATAATAGCTCTATAGAGAACTCTCTCTAATTCCTGACCCCTCAACCCAAGTAGAATTTCAGGATGTAATATCTCGTTGAATCGCATTAACCCCTACTACATTATTTTAGCTAATTTTTCACATTTAATTCTAACTGCATCTAATCCAATTATGCGTTTTTCTAATTCACAATAACTAGCAGGCCTATCGTCATCATTAAATGACTCTATATAAATTTTATACGAGTCTCCATCTGATTCCGCATTAATAAAAAATTCTCCATCGTCGTGTTGGAATATCACAGAATAACATGCACCGTTACTCAATACTATATCAACTAATACCTGTATATAATTCAATGAATCGTTTGGTGATTCTCTAAGATCATGAACACTATAATTTTTTGAGTTTACTATTTTTAACATAAAATTATCTCTACTCATAAAATTTTAAACACATGTGCAACTAATAATAAAATAAACATACCGGGGATGAACTCCCACACTGCCCTAGCCAACCCTATCGCGCCTGATTTGAATTTGTTACTCATAAAATTCTCAATTCAACTACGTATTGTCTAATTTCTAAATCGCCAACACACGTCCCAACGATAATAAAATTATTATCCCACGACCAACATTCAGTGGGGTTATTATTGAACCTAGGGCCAAAAACAGGGAGGCTATCAGTCAATTCTACAACACTCAATTTTAGCTCATTATACAATTTTAGTAATTCTGTGCTCGGTGATACATTCTGTGTTCTCATAAATAACTCCTATATATAAATCATATAATATTTAAAATAATATGTAAATAACTATTATTTAAACTAACCCCTGATATACGCGATCTAGTTCATGCAAACGATTTAACCAACACAGATCCTCACCGATTTTCCTATCGAATCGATGGCATATATAATCTGTACCATCCGATTTTAGGACTAGAGCTATTTCTCTACCGTATAAACCATATTGGTTTACCATGTGTGAGAACGCTTGTATGGCCTCTGTTAGACTAGTCGTAACGAAACTGAGACCTAATTCTAAAACAGATTCGTCAATGATATCAAGTGGCTTCAAATAAACTTTATACATTGTTTTATCTCCATTCGACTCGATATATATAAATCATATAACAAAACAAATAAAAATAAAACATATATTTATATATAAACTATTTAAATTAATAACTTCTTCATTCTAATCGCATCGTATTTTGTATGAGTTTATTTTTAATTTTATGCTCGTTAATTGCTGCAGGTTGAGTTTTTATTTGTACAAAATCTTTCAACTCTTGCTCTGAAAAATTTTGTAGTTTGTAACTTATTTCTATAGAGACGATTTTTTTAGCATAGTCATCCATAAATTTTGCTGTTGTCTCATTTTGAGGCATTACGTTTTTCTTATAGATTTTCGTCGTTAAATTCATCATTTCTTTCGACGTAACAATAGAATGCTCATTCATAGATAATTTATCAATCAATGTATTAATGAGACCGGCTCGAACAGGATCTTTAATACCAGAAAATTTAGACGCATATTCTTTATAGTCTTTATTGCCTGACTCAATATTATTTTCAATAGTATTGAATTTTATAGCTAACGGATGTTGGTACATTTCATCTATATACTCGATCTCCTCAACACTGAGTTTTGATATCTCATTTTTATAATCAGTGATTGCTTGATCTATGTTGTCGAATCTAGCTAACAGAATCTGATATATTTTTGTAGACTCTTCGGTTTGAGTGCCAGTTCTGGCTAGGTTATCTAGCATGTAATGAGCACCCTGTATCATACGTTTATAGTATCTATCTACATTAGACGATTTAGATATCCGGTCTAAAGTCTCTTCATTTTCCATTGATTTAATTTTCTTAGAATCCATAGTAGAACTCACTTTTGTGGCTACTATTTTTTTATCCTCTATAATTTTATTTTCAACTTTATTTTCTTTTACAGTATCATTTTTAGATATTGTTTTATTAGATTTACGATCCAAAAAATAAACTGCAACTACTGCTATTATTAAACAAACTGATATTGAAAGTATAATATTTTTCCTCATTTTAATGTCTTTTCGTGATTGCTTGTCGAATGGCTTCTTCGATATCTGCTTTAGTTATTTTAGATGCATCGGTCAGGACTTCATTACCTGTTGGAGTTTGTCGTATAGACTGTAATTGGCCATTCCCATTCACAGCATTTGCAATAGACATATGAGAACTAAACGCAGACGAATTGCCTCCAAACATATCTCCCAACGCTGACGTTATACTGACTCGGCCTGAATTAGATTGTGGTGCAGAATTGAAACCGCCAGAAAATGGCGACGACATCGGAGTGAGTGGTAGCACTGGGCACGTAAATAGACCAGTACATAGGCCTAACGACGGAAACGAGGCACCTAGCGTACCGACACACGTAGTAGTACATAATAACAAAAGCGGCGGAAATTCTGCTTCAATGAGACAAACTGCAGCACAACATAATGCTCCAGCACCTGGACCTGCGCTAGATTCTTTTGCAGATACTAATGCTAAAACTAAAAATACAGTAACGACTATTTTTCTAAACACGGATACTCCTCATGTATCCCTAACCCAACCTATGTCCCTGAATATTGAAAAACTTTTAGAACGGGATATCAGATGCCTCTTCGAACGCATCGTGCGTGATATCCCATTTCACCACACTTTTAACTTTGAATTGTGTCTTACCCTGAAATTCTTCGGGATAGATTTCACACACTACTGTCTTACCATGCAGTTTCTGGGTCTCGATTAGATCACCTGATTTGTACTCGGTTAACCCAGCTGCATGAACGAGGTGAGTAAATAGTCCAGCCCCCTTGCCTTGGATCATAGTAATATAGAAAATAGTTTGGCGTTTGGGGAGTACCGATAGTTTCCACTGGATATATTTGTTGCCTGTTTTTTTTGAAACTTTCCCCTCTGATTCAAGAATCACACATTTGTATTTGCCTTCAGTTAATTCAGACTCTTCTTCTTCAATCTCAGGCTTAGCTAGTACCATCTATCTGTCCCCTCATTTCCCCACTGGTAATGTTTTACTACTAATTAAATCTATGAGTTTATAGTATTCATCTAACGTCAATTGTGATGATTCTCTAATCTCCCATGAGTTGAATACATAGCCCTGCAGGTCTTCTTTTGTATAGCCATTATTTCTAGCTAGTACATTCATATTTTTTAACTGCTCAATAGTCGGTTTTTGATCTTTCGGAGTGATTTTTAAAGCACTAGGCGAGGGGATAGGTGCAGGCATATATTTCTCTTCCGAATCTATTTTCCCAGATGCCACATTGCCGTCATCGTCTTCAGAGGTTACAACACCAACTAGTCCTCCTAGCGTGAATCGTTTCGCATATGTAATAGCTGAACCCATAGATTGTGGATCTTGCTTGACTGGTTTCACGGCTAGTTCACTCGAAACGTTAGCACCACTCACATGACCCAGTTCCGTAATTAATATAGTTCTATCACCATCCACTTTGAGACGCTGAATAACAGCGAGACCGTTTTTAGATAGCGCCTCACGGCATGCATCCCAAATCGCATCGAGGCTTGAATACCTACTTTTAAAAAATGGATTCTCTTTGTCTTTGAATGCCGGTTTCA